AAAGGCAAAGAAGCCTATAAGAAAGCATTGATGAAAAAGAAAAAACGTAAAGATGCACCAGCGTTAAAATCAAATATTGATAAAGGTCAGCCTCATTTTAAGAGAACAAACACTGATCAAAAGGAACATGGACATATACATAAAAAGCGTGGTTATTAACTAAATGCACCAAATATTAGGTATAGTAACCCCTAACGATGCAGAAGATCTGCGGAATATGAGCAAATACAACGCTAATATTTCAGACTTTTCTCATCAAACCATTAAAAAGATAGCAAATGCCTATCAAAAGGAAGTTGATGATCAAGAATTGATACTGTCTAAACCCAGTTATTGGCGTATAGAACATAAATCAAAAGGTCACGAATGGCATTATGATGGCTGTAAAGAAGCTGATGGTAAGCTGATAAATAATCATATGGCCTGGTGTAGTATTGGTACATCTATTCTATTATCTAAACCAGATGAATATACTGGTGGTGCATTAAAATTTTTAGTGGATGGTAAAGAAATTACTGTCCACAATCACTATTTAAGCGGGGTAATGTACTCTGCTGATAAGCATAACAACCCATTAAAGCATAAGGTGGAACCGCATGAAGGTAATCGTGTTGTGTTACTTATGTTTTTCGCAACTAAACCAGTGTCGCAAGACCAACTGAAAGGAAACTAATATGGCTAAAATGCATATAGCGGGTACCACTGAAGTGGATTACACCCCAGAATCAGAACAGATCACTGTAGGAAACTTTTCTACAGAGCAAAACCAAAACTTAACAGAAAACGTAGATAATTCTGATTATGGAAATATTTCTATTCCTGGAGAACTCTTAGGCGAAGAGCCTCAAGAGCAATCAACCCAGGAAGAGATTACAGAACAGGCTGAGACTACAGAGTCTATTGAAACAGCAGAACAAGAAGCTGAACCAGAAGAAGTATCAGAAACAGAACCAGAGCAAACCAAAGCGGTTAGCAATACTGAATCATCGCAAGATGACGAAGATTATGTCTATGAATTAGATGATGGCTCTCGGTATTCTATTGACGATATTGAATCATGGCGTAAAGATTCTTTAAATAGGTATGAATGGAGCAAGTCCAATACGGAAAAAGCTCAATCATTATCTGATCAAAGAAGAGCAGTTGAGCCACTGGTACAGCTAATTGATAAGGTAAAGGACAATCAAGACTTCGCTGAAACTATACAGGAAGCCATTGAGGATGAGCTTGGTAAAGAAGCGGGGCAATTGTTTGCACAATCCCTAAAGATGGATAACCAAGATCTACCTAATCCCTATCAAGACCAACTGCAAGAAGCACAAGAACAATTGGCTAATGTACAAGCAGAAGTAGAGCTGGATAGGTCACTAAGTGATCTTCGTTCTAAGTTTTCATTGAAAGATGAAGAAATAGATAAAGTGCTTGATTTTGCCGTACAGCAACAACAGGATTATAATAAACTGTTAACACCCGAAGAAGCATATAAAATTATGAACTTTGACAAGGTGCAGTCTAAACCAGTTGAAGCAAAACCAAAGCCAAGTGTTCCTGTAAACATAAAGAAGAATGTCGGTATGAAAGGAGATGCTCAGAAAAAAGCATCTTCTTATGAAGATATCGATGTTGTTTCTTTTTTTAAATAACTAATGAAATAAGGAGACATATAAATGTCTAATATCGTAGTAAGCGGAACAGGATCCGCATCGTTAAGTGCCCTTATTCAGCAGTATTATATGCCAGTTTTGTATGATAACATCTTTAAGAAGTCTCATCCATTACTTGCAATACTGAAGGGTAAAGCAAAGACCTTTAATGGTCGTGAAATCGTAGTGCCAGTTGAATATGCTGATGGCGGTTCAAGTGTGTTCGGAGATAAACACGCTCTTGGTAGTGCATACACACCAGCAATTGCTGAAATTGCAAAGACTGCATCGTTTAATCCAACCATGCTAACTGGTCACTTTTTATTAACCAAAGAAGAAACTCTTCTTATGAACAGCCCACAAGCGATTAAAAATATTGTTGGTGCTAAAGTTGCAAACTTACAGAAGTCACTTGAAAAAACAGTAGCTGAAAATATGTTTGCTACTGCTTTAGCTACTGATGCGTTTAATCCAATAGCTGTTTTAGCAGATGATTCTTCTACTGTTGGCGGTATTGCACCTGGTTCTAATGCCTGGTGGAAAACTCCAGTATTAGACGCTTCTAATTTTGTAGATTCTACTGGTACTAATGGTTCTCCAGCACATACCTTTTTAGACGAAGATGATATGCAAGATGCTGGTAGAGATACGTATATCTTGCGTGTACTTGCTCGTGGTATTGCTAACTCTAAAGCTCAAACTGGTGAAAGCCCAGACATTATTGTATGCCCTCAGTACATATACGATCTTATTGAGTCTGAACTTGCTGATCAAAAACGTGGCAGTTTTGAGTCAGATCGTATGGCTAAAATGGGCTTTGTTGGACTAAGCTATCGTGGAATTGATATTGTTGCAGACCAGGATATGGTAACAGCTCAACAAGCAGTAGCTTCACCAGCTAATAGTGCAACCAATAATGATGGTAGAATTTATTTTTTAAATTCTAACTACCTCTATATGTTCTTTAATTCTGGTGCAAAATTCACTGCATCTGATATGATTGAAGATACAAAGAGTAACACATTTGTGCAGAAGGTTCATACTTATGGTAACCTTGCTATTACAAATCGTAAAGCTCATTGCGTAGTGAAGAATCTATATTCACCATTGGATTACGCTTAATAGTAAACTAACACATCAGCCCTCATCATTCGGTGGGGGCTGGTAACCCTGGAGAAACCATGACAACAGCAACCATGCTAACCGTATTAGGAGATCGCCTGGAAGATGCCTCTGGGGATCTTTATAATGATACGTTAAAACTTCGTTACTTAAATATTGCCCAGGATAAGCTCATACAGCTTCTTAATCCGCATTTATTAAGCGATTTACAGACACTTAAGGTAAACATATCCCTATCAACAGATACGGAAGTAGACACGCATTTTAAAAGGTATTTTATACCCAATAGTGCTACGCTTGACTCTACCCCCTTTGGTGGTGCATTAGGCGTTATTGGCATTAGAGTAGTTAATAATCAATTTGTACGGAAGATATCGTTTGATATGGCCAAAGATTTTACTACAGGATATGTAGGCTTCAGTTCTACAGAACCAGTGTATTTTATCTTTAAAAACAGAATTTATATTTATAACACAACTGCAAACGTGGATTGTTACTTTATTAAAGAGCCAACAGCATTAACAAATGCAAGTCCAGCAGTAGCGTGTGATCTAAATGCTATTTTTCACGATGCATTAGTAGAACTGGCTGAAGCAGAGCTTTGGAGACTGTCAAATAACCAAGCACGGAAACAGGATGCAGAACAACGAGCATACGGTATACTTGGTAAATATAACCAGAATCCAGCTACCCAGGTAGTTGGTGAGGGTTTACCATTTGATTATAGCTCTTCAAATAGTTTAGTTGATCCTATTTATCCGAATACATCGCTTTAATGGCAGAATTTATTGACATATCAGATTTCGGTGGGGTAATCACTAATGTAGATATAGAAGATCTACCAGAACATATTGCTCAAAACATGGAGAATCTCCGTATTCGTGATGGGAAGCTGGAGAAAACTTTTGGAGCTGGTCAACCCGCTAATGTGCCTACGTTTTTATTAGGTGAGGTTAATTCAGAATTATCACGCTCTTTTGTAGTCTATAACGTATTTACGTTTATATCAGATAAGCTGGGAGCAACAAAACATAGATATATCTTAGTTTTAATCGATAGTAGTACAAAGCAAGTTAAATTATTCTGGTATGATCCAGATGTACCCGCAGTCACAGATCATTTACAGATTGAAGATGAAATAGCAATATTTACAACAAATGGTGATAGTGGTTTAGTTGAAGATGATTATATCTTAATTACAGATGTAAAAGATAATGCCACTGAACCTTCTGCTGGGGCAATTGCAAACACAGATAATTATGATAAAATAGATTATAAAACTGGTAATCAGCATTTTATTAATACAGATAGTGCTACAGCCTGGGGCGGTAGTTTTTTTGCTACGGCTCAAGACAGTGGTTGTCGTAATGTATCTTATGGGGGCAAACACGCAACGCATCTAACTGTTGATGCAAATGCCTCTTTTTTAGACAATGGTAACGCAACGGCAAGTTTTAAGAATATTGCATTACTTTCTTTAAATGGTAAAGTATTATGTATGCATAGTTATGAGTCTGGAAGTAAGGGAAGAATAAGAACATCTATTGGTGGTACTACTGCACAATTAAATACTACGTTATATAATCAGCTTAAAAATTATTCTACGTTTAAAGTAAACGCAATGACAAATCATAGTAATGCTATATGGGTGTATTATAGTGCTTACAATGGCAGTGGTAGTAGGTATAATGCCGTAGTTAAATACACTGTACAAAGTAATGGTACAATTGTAGAAACTGGGTTTGATGGTCACGATCCCGCAGATTCTGATTGGGGTGATCCAAATGATACATATAATAGTGCTTATTTTTATACGGCTAACACTGGTGATTTATATTTAATGATTCCAGATAATAGTCCATATTTATATAAAATGGGTTCAAGTACAGTAGATGGAATTAATGGAATCCCATCTCAAACTTCTGGGTATACTTGGCGAGGTCTTACTTCTATTGTTAATACAGTAAGTGGAAGCAAAGAATATTTAGTTTTAGGAGAATCAAGTAGCTCTAATCATAAATTTCATTACATAGATTTAAATAATGGTTCAGCCAGTTGGGCAAATACTGGTGCAATTGCTGAAGAGCTATTACTTATGACCAAAATGGATTTTGGTGAAAACAGTAATAAAAATGAATCTATTGTTAAATACTATCAGCGTGGTGGCGATAAATTTTTACATTATAGTACCCATAACGATGCTACAGTAATTTTAAGTTGGGCATCTGTTCATAGTACCTTTACAACCTCCACTGTAATTACGGCAATAAAAAACGCTTATAGACATCCCAGTGGTACAAAGTATTTAATGGTCTGTACAAATGATAGTGGTGTATACAATGATTCGAGCAATCCAATGGTGCATGGTGTTGTTTATCGAGTAGATACAAGTAAAACAGTATTAGGATTAAATAATAATACACCAAATACTTATAAAGGATGGAACCCAACTTGTATAGATGATGTGGTAACTGGTACTGGTAGTGGGAATCAGTTCTTTGAACACGCAAAAGGATACATTCAAGCATATGGTATTGAATATACAGACACATCAGACAACCCTAAATCTGCCTTAAATAGAATTACAGATATTGGTTGGGCATCAAATACATGGGCGGGTACAGGATCTCTGAATTACGGTTGGACTGATCTTAATTCTAAATACAATTTTCCAGAAATATCTGCAACCAATGCAAGTTCAACGCCTGTAATCTATCATCAAACCGATAAAAACCCAATCGTACCCAGTGGTGATACAGTTCGTTTTATTCCTGGAGCAATTGGCAAAGTGTCAAACACTGAGTCTAAAGGGCTATGGCTTGGCTATATAGATAGAAGTATGTTTAATAGTTCGGTGACAATTTCGCCAAACTGGTACGGATATGTAAACACCTTAAATAATCCTTTTAAAGTATCGTTAAAACGCAAATATAAAGCGGATACACTTTTACGAAGTGGAGATACCGTAAAATATAACTGCACGGCTGTGTACGATGGCGTACAAGAAAGTTTATTTGATAAGAGCGATGAATTGGTCTTAGATGAAAACGATATCCAAAAACATATATTAGAGCTTGAAGTAGAAATTGCAGATATAAATAATTTAAATAAACGCATTACAGGCATCAATTTCTATAGAGCAATTGGGAATGCGGGTGTCTA